TAAAGCCCGCTTTCGATTCCAGAGCCCCGGTTTCTGTTTTGGTGCTCCTCTTGAAGATCCCGGCTACGGCCAATCCGGAAAGAAAATCAATGACCATAAAAAGGACCAGAGTACCGATCCCGGTATCCCAGCCCCCAAATAAAGACGCTATAAAACTGCCTACTGTTCCCGCCACCATACAAAACGCTTCTTTTTTCATTCTCTTTTTCCTCACTCTTTCTCATATTCTTTCCCTGTGATCTCCTTAAACTCGTCCCCTGTGATCCAGCGATCCACGGCATTCCACACCATTACAACGGACCATAATTTCGCATCGTAAAATTCTTTTACTTTATCATAATTTTTACTCATGACTTTGTACCTCCTCCATTACAATGCCGGCCATCATAGACAGATACGCTATTTGTGCATTCAGTACCTGTATCTGTTTCTGGGATTCCTCATATTGCTTTTGGATCATCGTAAGGGTATTGTTATCTATAAAAGGATATAAAGCATATCCAATAAAGATTTTATTCCCATCATCATCAAGTTTATACAGCAGTTCTCCGGTTTTCTCATCTCTTGCATTGCTGCCATCTTCGTTAAACAGAAATTCGAATTGCGGTTCATATTTATAACCACTTATAGCAGCGTTACAAAGGCTTCCAAACATTTCAGCCTTTGTTTGATTAACATCAAAAACCTTATCAAAATTTATCGGTTCATTATCCAACTCAATAATTTCATAATTTTCATTTACATAAATTTTCATGTAATCTCCTTTCAACATAATTTTTATGTTAACTAAACCAAATACGATAAATTGCTCCAAGGAAGTCCTTTATCAACAGAACTAATCGACCATACATTTGAGCCCCTGCAACCGGAATAGATACCGTATAAGATCCTGTTGAAGTTATATCAACTCCTCCTCCTGGGTAATTACCAGCAAATGAATATATATTAATTTTTGCATTTGACGTAATGTTACCACTTACATAGATTTCAAAATTTATATAATTAAAACCAACCGCATTAACTGTAGCTGCTAAATGCCTGTTACCACCAGTAACAGTTTTTAAAGTTATTTGCCCTGCATCAAAAGTTAATCCAAGTGCATTATCATTATCCCATCCCGCAATATTATTACCTCTTAGGTAGAGGTCAGTTGCAGTCGGTACATATCCCTCCCACGTACCAACAACACCGCCAATGTTCACACCCTTTTTAATATTCCATGGTTGATAATTCGGAATATCTTGCTGAATCCAGTTTACTCCATTTAAGTAATACCCGTTTCTTACTTGCAAGTTGATTGTCCCGGCCCAGTTTGACATATTAGTTGCCCTAACACGGTCAGTACCGGAAACATCGGGATTTTGCATAGGTATGCCACCCTGGACTCCACATACATTTACATCGCCGCGCATCTTCCATGGCTCAATACCAAGGGTTGCCGCAACCTCCGCGCGGGTCATGTACACCCATGGATTATTTGTAGGATTTTCATAGTAGTATCCAGGCCCAATATAATAATATAGTCCTTGTGTGTTCAATCCTGAACCCACACCATGATATCCAGTACCTCTATTCGGCATAGTTCCTGTTAAAGGCTCACCCTCCTTATCCACAATAACCTTTCCTGCCAGCACATCACCGGCCCCGGCTGTTATGACATCCAGATCAGCACCTCCGCCACTGCCTTTTAAAATAATACATTCTGCCATTCTTACACCCCCTTCACTTGAATCTGAAAGTCCGTTGTTGGTTTCTTTTTATAGCAATAGACTGTTATTTTCCCTGCACCAGAAACCGCCCGGTTTACACAGGCATAAGCTTTCTCCTGCAAGTCAACATTCGTTGCGGTAATGCCGGCCGGAAGGTATAAACCTACTGTCGGTCTATCATTCTCGGTTATGCCAGCCACACTGACCGTCTGGGTGTAGGGGGCTGAGCTGCTCCAGCCTGCGGCGGTGAGAGTGACCTCCTGTACATTCCGTCCGGCGTTGGAGTCCTCTATAAACTTTTTAACTTTTCCCAAAAAAACTTTTGCGGATTCTCCCGCAACCGGGACAGGAAACTTCTCCACTACCGGATCCAAGGTTTTAATTGTGGTACTGGAGATATCTCCTCCTGTGGAATTTGCCTTTTTAGACATTTCATCATCCAGGGTCTCAAAATTTCCAGTAATATCTGATATATCAATCGGATCCCCACCCTCTGGGATCTTCAAGCTTAGATTCTTTGTATACTTCATATTAAGCCTCCTTCAAAGTTCGTATGCCGTCCCAGGTGATGCCCGCCACGCTGTTCCAGCTTCGATTTATTAACTCATTCCATATGGTATACCGGTATTCAAAAGAATAGGAAAGATGGGCGGGTTTGATATCCTCCAACATAGCGATGAAAGCATTCATGTTACGAGGAATACCCTTGATTCCGATAAACCGCACGATAAAGTGATAGTGGGGATTTTCCTCGATCACTTCGATCTCTCCGCCCGAAAACGTCTCCGCTGTCTCCCATATCATCTGAGGGGTTGTAGTGCCCTGCCCTCGGCGCTTTGCCATGAGGATTTCTCGT